TGTAGGCAAGTCTCTCTTTATGTGCCACCATGCGGCAAACTGCCTTTCTTTGGGAAAGAATGTCTTGTACATCACTTGTGAAATGGCAGAGGAGCGCATTGCAGAGCGTATTGATGCGAATCTTATGGACACAACTTTGGACGATCTAAAGGTTCTTCCAAAAGAGGTCTATGATAAGAAGATGGAACGGATCAGGCAGAAGACACAGGGTAAACTCATCGTAAAGGAATACCCTACAGCATCTGCAAATGTCAATCACTTTCGCATTCTGCTTGAAGAATTAAAATTGAAGAAGAGATTCAAGCCTGATGTTATATTCATCGACTATTTGAATATCTGTGCATCTGCCCGTATAAAGATGAATGCTTCTGTAGGATCATATTCTTATATCAAGTCTATTGCAGAAGAGTTGCGTGGTCTTGCTGTAGAGCAGAGTGTTCCTATTTTCTCTGCTACACAGACAAACAGAACAGGGTTTACTAATACTGATGTTGGTCTTGAGGACACATCAGAGTCATTCGGTTTGCCAGCAACGGCTGACTTTATGTTTGCTATTATTGCAACAGAAGAAATGGATAAACTCAATCAGATCCTGGTAAAGCAATTGAAGAATCGTTACAATGACATTGCGACAACAAAGAGATTTGTTGTGGGAATAAACCGTGCAAAGATGAAACTATTTGATGTTGAGGAGTCTGCACAGGCGGATCTTGTTGATACGACTCCACCTCCACAACAAAAACAGTTCAAGTCTTTTGGAGGAAAGAAACCAGAGTTTCAACGGCAAGATCGTGATCCAGGTAAATTCAAAGGTTGGAAAGTCTAAAGGAGAAAACTATGAATGAAGAAAAGAATGAAGAGAAGAAGATCAAGAGTGTTATTATTGATGCCGAGTTAAAGGAATGGGAAGAGTGGGGAAACAGGTGGTTTGGTCACGATCAGCCTACAGATGATCTCTATCACGAAGATGATATAAAGAAGACAAAGAAGAGGAAGTAAATGTCAACTTATATTGACAAGAAATATATTGATCTTGTTAGCACACAGTTGCGAAACTTCAAATGGAAGAAAGGAACACTAGCAAATTGTTCCTGTCCTATATGTGGAGACTCTAGCAAGAATAAGCGTAAGGCAAGAGGATTCTTCTTTCAAAAGAAGGGGGACTTCTTCTATATGTGCCACAACTGTGGGTTTTCTTCTACCCTCTATAATTTCTTGTCGCAAGTTTCTCCTTCTTATGCAAAAGAATATTCTCTTGAAAGATGGAAGAACGGAGAAACAGGACATTCTAATTATCAAAAGCCTGATATTTCAATTCCTACTCCTGTATTTCAAAAGGCAGGAGAACTAGAGAAGATTTCGGAACTTTCTTCTGATCACCCTGCTGTTTTGTTTTGTCGCAAGCGCAAGATTCCTAAAGACAAATGGAATAGGCTTTACTACACCGATGACTTTGCGGCTTATGCGCTAACACTTGATGATTCTCTTGATCTAAAGAAAAAAGAAGCAAGAATTGTTATTCCATTTTTTGATAGTAATGGTAATACTATTGGTGCTCAAGGAAGGCTACTAGAAGTAAAGAGTGATCGTGATATACGATATATGACAATCAAAGCGGATAAAGGAATTGACCGTCTGTGGTATGGAATAGGTGATTGTGATCCACTAAAGCGTGTCTATATTGTCGAAGGACCACTTGATTCTCTTTTTTTACCGAATGCCGTGGCTATGGTTGGAGCATCTGGTGTAAAAATGCATCCGAAGATTTACGAATCAGATGTTGTTGTTGTATTGGATAATGAGCCAAGAAATAGTGAAATTGTTTCTCTTCTAGAGCGTTTCATCGACAGTGGTGCGTCTGTTTGTATTTGGAGTGATGATATCCAAGAGAAGGATGTGAATGACATGGTTCTGTCCGGCAGAACACCACAAGAGGTTGTTCAGTTGATTAACGGTTGTGTATCCCGTGGTATTGAAGCAAAATTGAAACTTAATTTTTGGAAGAAGGTCTAATGAGTTCTGAAGACGAACAAGAAGATCGCCTAACTACTCTTGCCATTATAGAGTTTGGATTCAAGTTTGCAGAATATGTAAAAGAAATGGATCCTGATCTTTGGAAAAGGGCTGTTGATTACGCAAAAGATTGGACACAAGTTGAAGGTGTTTCATTTTATTATGTAAAGGATGAAGATGAAGATATCAGTGCTTGATAAAGGATTTGTTGAATATGTTTCTCATATGGGTGACGATCTTACAGTAGTAAATGCTGCTAGGGTTTCCTTTAATAAAGAGAGTGCAGAGTTTCTTGAACGGGATGAGAAACTTCTCAACTATCTTGCAAAGCATAAGCACTGGACTCCATTTGGACATCCACAAATTACTCTGCGACTGAAGGCTCCCATATCAATCCGTACACAGTTTTTTAAGCATAAGCAAGGATTCGTAGAGAATGAAATCTCACGCCGCTATGTTACATTTGAACCAGAAATATATTGCCCTACTTGGAGAAGTAAACCTACGAATGGAGCAAAACAAGGATCTGAAAATTTCATAGAAGATGTTGATAGTCGTAATTCTTGTTATTTGGCATACAGTCAAGTGATAGAGCAATGTGTTCATACTTATAATTTGCTTCTACGCAAGGGTGTTGCACCCGAGCAAGCCCGATTTGTGCTCCCACAGGGAACCTATACGGAATGGTGGTGGACAGGCTCTCTAGCGGCCTACGCACGGTTCTACGGGCAGCGTAGCGATCCCCATGCTCAATGGGAGATACGGGAGTATGCTGAAGCAGTAGGAAATATCATACAACCGCTTTTTCCTGCATCTTGGAAAGCACTTTTGTCAAAAGAATAAATTATCAAAGAAATAGAAGAAAAATAGTCGGACTAGATACCTATCCGCACATCTAATGGAGCAGTTTTATATGTCAAAGAATCTTCCTACCCTTTACCAGGATTTTATCCATCTTTCTCGTTATTCCCGTTGGCTTGAGAAAGAGGGAAGGCGTGAGCATTGGAATGAAACAGTAAAGCGGTATTTTGACTTCTTTGAAGAGTATCTTCAGGAGAATCATAAGTTCAAGTTGACATCTGGTGTTCGTCAAGAGTTGGAAGAGGCTGTTCTTGGTCTTGAAATCATGCCTTCAATGCGTGCACTGATGACCGCAGGAGAGGCACTAAAGCGTGACAACACCGCAGGATATAACTGCTCTTATGTTGCAGTCAATCGTGTCCGTGCATTCGATGAAATCCTCTACATCCTCATGTGCGGTACAGGTGTAGGCTTCTCTGTGGAGCGTCAATATGTTGAGAAACTTCCTACAATCGCTGAACAGTTCACTAATTCGGATACTACAATCATCGTACAGGACAGCAAGGCTGGTTGGGCTAAGGCTTACAAAGAACTTGTATCCTTACTCATTGGAGGTCAGATACCGCAATGGGACATTTCTAAAGTACGACCTGCTGGCGCCAGACTTAAGACATTTGGGGGGAGAGCATCTGGACCAAAACCTCTCGAAGATCTTTTCCGTTTCACCTGTGATACTTTTAAAAGAGCGGCAGGACGCAAACTTACATCAATCGAATGCCACGACATCGTATGCAAAATTGCAGAAATTGTCGTCGTCGGAGGAGTCCGTCGATCTGCTCTTATCAGCCTATCAAATCTTACGGATGAGAGAATGCGTGAGGCAAAAACAGGAGCGTGGTGGGAAGCGAATCCACAACGGGCACTAGCGAACAACTCTGTTGCTTACAAAGAGAAGCCAGACATCGGCGTGTTCATGGATGAGTGGGTTTCACTCTACAAGTCTAAGAGTGGTGAGCGTGGAATCTTCAATCGTTCTGCTGCTCAAAAAACTGTTGCAAAGTTAGGAGATCGTCGTGACTCTTCATACGAGTTTGGAACAAATCCATGCTCAGAGATTATTCTTCGTGATCGTCAATTCTGTAATCTCACAGAGGTGATTGTTCGACCTGAAGATACTGTGGAATCGCTAAAACGAAAAGTGCGTCTTGCCGCAATTCTTGGAACATGGCAAGCATCTCTTACGAATTTTCCATACCTTTCTAGTGATTGGAAAAAGAACTGCGAAGAAGAAGCCCTGCTTGGAGTATCTCTTACTGGTATTCTAGATAACAAGATTATGCGTGATCAAGGATCTGATCTTGTTCAAATACTGAATAGTATGAAGCAAGAAGCAGTAGAAGTAAATGGAGATTGGGCAAAAAGAATTCACATCAATCCTGCTGCTGCAATCACTTGCGTGAAACCCAGTGGCACAGTTTCACAACTTACTGATGCAGCATCAGGTATTCACCCACGACACAACGAGTACTATATTCGTACAGTTCGTGCTGATCGCAAGGATCCCCTTTGTCAGATGATGATTGACTTAGGTTTCCCCGCAGAGCCTTGTGTGATGAAGCCAGATAGTGTAATGGTATTCTCATTTCCAATGAAGGCAGAGGGTTCGGTAACTCGCAATGACTTGACTGCAATCGAACACCTTGAGTTGTGGTTGGCATATCAGCGCAACTGGTGTGAACACAAGCCTTCGATTACAATTACTGTTCGTGATCACGAATGGATGGAAGTGGGAGCATGGGTATACCGTCATTTTGATGAAATCTCTGGTATTTCTTTCTTACCACATTCCGACCATTCGTATCGTCAAGCACCATATCAAGATTGTTCAAAGGCACAATACGAAGAATTATGTGCAAAGATGCCTAAAGATGTTGATTGGAGTATTTTGAAGAATTACGAAAAGGAAGACAAGACTTCAGGAACACAAACATTTGCGTGTAGCGGTGACAAGTGTGAAATTGTTGATCTTACTGCTTGACATTTCCCTATAGACTGTACAATAACAACAACTGACCACCGTGGTGGTGGCAGTAAAACAAAGGAGACAGAATGAAAAACTTTATCGTTGGTTTGGTAGCAGCCGTGATGTGTGGCTCAGTAGCAAAGGCAGAATTTGTGGTTGTGAACAACCCAGTAGCAGACACAGTTGGTTTCTATTCCGATGCATACGATTCAAAGGGAGCATATACATATCCACAAAGTGGCGCACAGGCATTCTCTCTTGAAGATTCATACACAACATCATCGCTTCGTTGGTGGGGATCATCAAATGGATTCAACGGTCAGGGAATCTCAAACTTTGATGCATTTCAGATCATTGTTTGGAATTCAGATTTTACCGATCATGTTTTCACAACAAAGATTGATATTGAGAACATCACTGCAACTCTGACGGGAGATGAAAATTTCTTTGGTCAGCCCGTATATCAGTTCTATGTTCCTCTTGCATTTGAGATTGCAGCGGGTTCATATTATATGAATATTGGTGTCATGCTCAACGACGCAGAAGGTGATCAGTTTGTTTGGTCACAGGGAGAAGACACAGCGGGATTCTGGCAGACTAGTCCATTCGGATCTGGCGGATGGGGTTCTTGGCATCCTCTCCCACCGTCGATTGGAAATACAGCGGGTGGAGCATTTGTTCTCTCTGCACCGTCGCCAGGAGCAATCGCTCTTCTTGGCATGGCTGGTTTCATCGGTCGCCGCCGCCGCTGACTATAGCAGCAAATTTCTAAAAAATAAACAACCCCTAGATCTGGGGGTTGTTCTTATACATAAGGAGAAGGAGGATCTAGACATGGATCTACTATTTTCATCGACTCTCGGTACAATCTTTTACACTATTGTGGTTTTCACCGCAGGAGCACTAGTTGGCGTTCCTCTGTGGAACTGGGTAAACAAGAAACTGCCTTGGAATCATTGAAAGATTCCAGAAAAAGAAGTCAAACAAAGACCCCTTCGGGGGTCTTTGTCTATAAATAAGAGTATGAGAGTAGTTGGCATTGATTACAGCATCCGTTGTCCCGCTGTGTGTATCTTTGAAACCAATGAGGCACAACCACAGTGGTATCCTGAAAATTGTCAGGTTCACTTTCTCACAGAAAAGAAAAAACACTGCTATCGAATTACTCCTAATGTAACAGGACACTATATGCCTTTGTATCGTGAAGAAGACGATACAGACAGATTTTCAAAAATATCTGATTGGGCTATCGGTTTTCTAAAAGAAAGTGATATTGTTGGAATCGAAGACTATGCATTTTCTGCTCAAGGTATGGTATACAAGATTGGTGAAAATACAGGATTGCTGAAGTATAAGATGTATACTTACGGCATACAATACGAGTTGGTATCGAATTCTAAGCCAAAGAAACTTGCTACAGGCAAAGGCAATGCAGACAAACAGGCAGTTTATGAAGCGTTCGTTGCAGAGACAGGGTGGAATTTAGACCATCATATCAAATCCCGTACCCGTAAAATAACAAGTCCGCTATCAGATATAGCGGACTCTTATTGGATTTGTAAGTGGCTTTTTGAAAAAAGAACTATCTCTTCTTAGTGGTGTTTTTCTTCTTGAAACTTTTCTTTGCTAGTACTTTGTCATCATCGACAAATCCATCACCATCTTGATCTTCTGGTTGCTTTTTTCTCTGTAGGAAATACCAAGCAGTGCCACCAACCAATAGACAGTAGAACATTACAGCATACCAGTTGACTTTGGTAATGGATATTTCTGTTCCAACAGGAAGAGTCACCTCGGATCCTGCTTCAAGAATAACAGTTGCAGGATCTGAAGTTTGTAGATAGGTATTACCTGGAAGGATAACTTCTGTATTCTTTGGTAAAACTATTTCTTGAGGCTTTATTGCTTCTTGTTCTTTCGGTGAAGTGATATTGGTTTCTGTTTTTACTACAGCAACTGTATCTTCTTCTAAAAGAACTGTGGTCTTTTCATCGGGATCGGTCTTCATCAATGTTCCCTTTGGTACATCTGTTTTTGTATCTTTGGGAACAACTGTTATTGTTGCTTTATTGAGAGTATCTGGTGCTTTCTCCATCACAGGAACATTCTGAAAGACAGAAGCCTTGCATGATGCTAGAAGAAACAAACACGACACGGCTAACACTATTACGAATGATTTCATAAAAACTCCTTATGATTTATTTCCTGCTGCGGCTGATCCAAAGTAGAATCCAATGATGCTAACAAGAATCTGCCTATTTTCTTGAGTAAATAGATATCCGTTTACTGTTTGGAATACAGTTTCTTTCGTTTCTGGTACTAGACCAAATAACCACTCTGGATTTGTTTGAGCAACTTCCACAACTGTTGGTATGCCAAAGAATGGAAGCACAAATGGAGCGGCTATAGTTCCAAAGAGAACCATAAGCACAATCAGTTGTCGCACAGTTTTTCCTGCATCAACTGAAACCCGTTTTACTGCTTCGTTTTGATTATCGTTTGTTCTTTTGTTTGCTGTGAGTAAACGATCAAATGCTTCTTTTTCTGCCTGACGCTTCTCGGCCATGTGACGGAAAATAAATCCTGTCGCACTTCCACCAATGAGTGTTATCAGTTCGGTTGGTATCATTAGTTTGCCTCCTTGAATGGGTCTTTAGCATTGAAACCATCCAACTCTTCTTTGCGAATATTTGCCGCAAATTGCTCTAAACGATTCTTTGGTATTTTTAATCCAGAGATAAGGGTATAGAGGCGAAGGGTGGGTTTTTCGTCTTCGTAAATACCACGGTGCAGAGTTGCACTCGGGCATAGAGAAGAAAGTGTATCAAATCCATATGAAAGACTATCCATTAGACCTGGTGTATTTTCCATGATTTCTTTACCACCAACAGCACAGCAAGCAGCATATGTAGCATCAGAGATGTCTATTTCTGCAAGGAGAGTCTTGTCCATATTGGACTTGATTGCTCCTGATATTTTTGTTTCATGGGATGGTTCTTTCTTTTCACCATCGCTCTTTATTGGATCCATCTTAGATACGCCCATAACCATTGTGCCACCACAGCGAAGAACTGTTGCATAATCTGTAGGATCAAACGATGTATATGGAGAAGCGTGTTTTGATAGCACATTGAATATGTGAAATAATCCAGACACAGTGTTATTGATTGTTGTCCAGAATTCTTTCACAGTTAGATTCTTGTACATTTTCTCAATTTTTGAATTGTCAAGAATGATAAGAGGAGAAATCTCTTTTCTCTCTGCTTGACCGCCAACTTGTTTTAGAACACGATAAGCATTGAAAGAAACTTTTGGCGATGCTGCCTCACCACGGGTTGGAAGAGACATTACAACACCTACACGCTCTTCAGGCTTGTCGTGTCCAATGAACTTCATGTATTTTTTGGCTATATCAATAAGAACAAGAGATGAACCGCTTCCGCTTCCTCCTCCTGCACCAATGCAAACCATAATATGGTCTACTTTTGTGCCGTATGTTTTACGCATAAGATCGAATATCTGTTGCTTGTACTTTAGAGCGGCGGCTGCACCACGCTCCATATCTTTTCCTGCTCCCTCTTCACCGATGTCCAGTAGCATCTTTTGTGTGAGTGGAATATCCAATCGGTCAAGATCTTGGCGAGAGGTATTGACAGCAATACATTTCTTGTAGCCACGGTCATAGAAAGCCTTTGCTAGACGACCACCGCCTTGACCTGATCCGATCCATGCGAATACATGAGATCCTCCGCTCTGATCTTCGACACATTGTTCTTTGTCATCTGGTTCTTTGTAGTCTTCTAACTCTAAATCAGGTATTTCTAAATCTGGTACATCTGGTAGTTCGTCCATTGTTTCTCCTTTTACCATGAATAGGACATTTCCGATATTTCTAATCCCAAAAAATCAAGCACTGCTGCTACACCTTTTGCAAATAGACGGGCAATCATGCTCAATAATGCTTTTACTGCTGCTACAAATTTTCTATAGACTGCGGCTACTGTTGCTCCTGATGTTTTTAAAAGACTGACAGTTGAATCTAAAATACCTTCAGTTAAGCAAGCATAATCAAATTCTTTATGTGTCTCTTTTTCTATAATCAAGAATTTTGAGTACTGTTGTGGATCCAAATTCCACATTTCACGAACATCCACCCGTAACGAACCGCCGCTTTCGTTTCCTCTATCCCGTATATTCATACGAAACGAGCCATAGTGTGAATCTATAAATTGATCAATGTCTGATAGTAATATATCGCCTGTTTGTGACCATACAAGAAACCAATCTGCGCTTCTATCTTTTTCTGTAGGAATATATCTTTTCTCACCAGAGGCAAATTCTTTGAAGATCTTTTTTCTTACAACAGAAGATCTCATGTAATTGTTTAGTCCCTCTATGATTTTAGTTTTTATACCAACAGAGTCTAAAAACTTGTTGAAGGCAATTATCTGTGCTGAAGAAGGAGTACCAGATCCAGATTTCAATCCAATCAAAGAAGATAGAATTGAATCAAAATCTTTGTCTTTAAATTTTGATCTTATCTCATAGTAGTTTTGTTTTGGTAAAATAGAAGAAAACAGTTCTCTTGTTATTTTTACCATTTGGTTGTTTTCTCCAAGTGCAGCCGATACTACTGCATTGGCTTCTCCCGATAGAGCAGATGCAATTTGTGCATCTCCTTGTTTTTTCATACTTACAAGCATTTTTCCGTTTAGTTGAGAAACCAAAACGATGTCTGATTTTGGATCACCGTTACATTTTTGGTTTGCTGTGCACATATACCTTCTGTAAAGAGGAGAAAGAACAGAGACACCGTTCATTGTTTTCTTGTCTGAATTTCTCTTTATACTAGTAATACCGCCAGTATTTTGTGTGATTTTTCGTGCACACATTTTAGCAATTCTCATTGCATATGCAGATTGGTATTGACCTATATCTGTTTTTCCTTGTAATGCAGATACAATATCTTTTTCAAACTTTGTTGAATTGATAGCATTGCTTGATTCTTTTTCCGAATCAGACTTTTGTTTTAGTCTTTGAGCAATGTCTTGCAATCTATTCAATATTTTTTCCTTTTGGTTTGAAATAAACCATGTCTTGAGACATTTTATTTCTCAAGATAATACTTCTATTCGGATTTTTATAGAGATATCTTTTGATGGAATGTGCCATTGATCCTTTATCTGTTTCATCAAAATACTTGTTCCATCTATCCCATTTTTTAGAACCACGCATAAGTTTCATGTATTCATCGTTTGTCACATCAAATACTCTACAGCCGCTGAAATACTCTGGCTTTTGTGGAAGTATTGTGGGTTCTTGTGTAGTGGGATAAGCAGAAGTGTTTATATAAGGTGCTGAACCTTCCATAGGATCCTCCATTTCATCTTTATGTATGCAAAAGAGGGGATCATGTTTTATCTAAATTTCGAAGAATAGAAACGACCTTTTGATCCAACGAAATAGAAACTACATCTGCCTCTGGTATTTCTTTTGATGGGAGTGTGTTTAGAAAAACTAAAAATGTCTTCAATATAGGGTGCATTTGCTGTGGTAGTTTTAGAAACATGATTCTACTCGCTGCTTCTATTCCTAATACATTTTGAAGTATGATGATGTGATTTAGAATAAGACGATCTTTTAGGACACCCGTATTGAGATATACTTGAAAAAGTTTTTTCAAGTATTTTAGTCTATTCATGTCTTCGTGAAATTCATCAATACCACTACAGCCAGGATTTGAATAATTCTTCATGGCAAACATGATATAGTTTTCATTGTTTAGTGTATCGAATTTCATAATATAGACACAGAATCAGTCTTCTTGTGGTAGTATTTCTCCACTCAAAATTTTCGACTTGAACGGAATACCATTAGATTCTATTTCGATAGAGTCGATGTGTATTCTTATTAATAACTTATAACCAAGTTTATTTTCTATGCCGTCATCTAATACTCTGTATCCTGGATATGTCTGATCTATTTGGTATGGATATTGTGGTGATGTTCTTGAAAACAGAGGAAAATCAATATAGCCTGATTCTGATGTCTTTAATGCATCTAGTTTTTCTTGAGAAAGATCAAAATCATAACCAATACGATTAAATTCAAGTCTAGTGTAATTTAGAGCAGATATTGGCGCAATAGGATTTTGATGTTTGAGAATAGAAATCTCCAACAAATCACTCAACAATCTTATTGTTTGTGGAGCGGCAATATCATATACTCTGAACATTTCTTCTTCTGAATATAGGATATTTTGATCTAGTTTTGGAACAAGATTTTTATTGTTGTTCACAGGCAACATTGCTCCCCATGAATCATTGGCTTCTTTGATTTTCTTTTTCATGCTCTTCCTCACCAAGTAGCGTCATTACCTTTATCTAGTAAGATCTTTTTGGTCTTTACATCAACTATCTGTAATCCTGCACCAGTTGGTCTGAGTTCAACAAATCTGCCACTCGACTTTACGACATATACTTCACTACCTTGGTACAATCTCTTCATCACAACTATTTCATAGTCTTCTCCTTTACCCCATTTTTTACCGTATATGGTGATAGGAGTCTTCATTGGCTTCTGCTTGAATAATTGCACCAATTCATCTGCTGTTTTCATATTCGCTTGTGCAGTCTTTTCGGTCTTTTTAATTTGACTTGCCTTTGGTGGATTCTTTACATTTCCGAAGCGATCTGTTTTGCCGATGCGGAGTTTGTCCGCAGCACGGTCGTAGAAGCCTGGCACTTCGTCCATTGGAACTTCTTCTTCATTCCATTCGTCTTTATCTGGATCATACCATGTAAGAGTGACTGTCTTATTCTGTATATCTGTGTCTTTTATTCGAGCATCTCTTGGAATATTGATAGTTGCTTCATTGATGCTCTCTTGCATATACGATTCACCAAAGAATGTATCATAGTAGTCGTTTATCACATTAGCAGCACCCGATCCAAGCAACTTCATCTGATTGGGTTCAACTCCGTGCTTCTTAAGAGTCTTGTTTATCATTGCAAATCTCTTCTGAAGACTCTTTATCTTCATTACCTGTCGAAGTTCTTCGATTGCTTCCTTTGGGATGGAGTACATCCAATCTTCAAGCGCACCTTTCACTCCACCTTCATGTAGAGTGCCTTCATTTACTCCTAGTTCATCGACTGGTCCGTGGAATGTCCAGAAAGACATAATTACAGCCGATGTTCCTTCTGCCTGGTTCTTATCTCCAAGTAGAGGCTTTACCCGATTGCGAATAAGAACCTGTCGAATCTTTTCACGAACAGGATCGCTAACAGCAAATGAACCTGCAAAATGAGATTTCTTGAGTTCTTTGCCAAACTTTGTCATTAGTTCTTGTACGACTTTCTTTGGCAAGCCTTCAAGCCAGTCTTCCAATGAAGCCTTTACTCCACCTTCATGTAAAACTGCTTCTTCTACAGGCTCTCCTAAACGGGTTTTTGTTTTGATGCCGTGCCGCTTGTTGTACTGCTTCCATGCCACGCCATAGAGATATGAAGCCCAATCATCGCCATAGCGATCTTTGAATGAAGCCTTTGCTTTCTTTACAAGACGCTCAGACTTCTCATCAGGAGGAGTCACTTCGTTCAGTAGTTCCTCGTTCACTTTGGATTTCTTTGTCTTTTTCTCTGGTTTCATGGGTCTTTCTAGTCCTTTTCTTATGGCATCAAAGAGTTCCCGAGCCTTGCCAAAGCCCTTGGGCATACCCTGCTTGAATAGTTTGAAATCATCGGCGGCAGCAGCGGCACGGAGTTTAGAGGCACTCATCCCCTCAACGCCTTCTGCTTCAGGATCACGCTTTCCTGCACTCACAACCTTGAACTCATCAAAATCCAAACCTGTTTCAGGATCATCACTGTCAAGATATTGCTGAACTGTTTTCTTTATCTCAGGAACACGGTCATCCCCTACAACAACATGAACAGTTGTGTAGCCTTCTTTTTGGAGTTCGTAGAGCACACGCATGAATGTATTGGTGTCATCATCACCCACAACAATATTTGCCTTTGGAAACATCTGGCGCATGAAGCGAATCTTATCTTTGTATTGAAGAGGATTCTTTATTGCTGCACGGGGTCTACCGCCGTCATACGACTGTGAGGCGTAGATGCGGTGTTCTGCTCCGATCTTATTTGCATGAGCAATAACTGCACCAATCAGTTTCTCATGTCCTATCGTTGGAGGCTGAAATCTGCCAAATGTAATAACTACTGCTTTTTTCTTTGCCATACGATCCTCTTGTGATTCTTATCGTATGTAGTAAAAAAGAAGGGAGGCCGAATTGCTTCAACCTCCCGCCCCGGTTTCCCTGTTTCTATTTCTGTTCCTGTAATCCCTCCCGAGGTTCAGTATCTATGGTTTCCAATTTTTCGGTAAATTGAAATTTTTGCGTGAAAAATCCAGACGATCTACTAGTTTAAAAGCACGGTTGTTCATACGGTTTACCACCACGAACCCTTCGGGGGCAGACGCTGTAAATTTTCCGTTTTCCTGTGTAAATGAATCAAGACGCATCTTTGTTTGTCTCAAACGCTCAATAACCAATAATTTTGTTTGTGAAATTAGATGGTGCAAGGCGAACAGGCTGTCGTATTTCGTAGAATTTGACTCTATAGAGTCTAGTAGTGCTTTAGCGGCGACGGTTCTCGCTTGTCTTGCATCATCCTTTTTCACACTGGCAAAGGTCTTTTCTATCTTTTCTTTCATATAGGAAAGAAATCCGTTACCAGACCCTTGTGCAACTCCCTGTCGCACATTCGCATTTATGTATATCATAAGATCATCAACAAGACCCTTTGATTTTTGTAAAGAATCCAAAAATTTTGCAGATTTTGCTCCTGCTCTTTTGATTCCTGCCAGTTGAACCTCTACCTCTTTTTTCTGTAGAGAGTGAACAGGAATATCACACTTTCCTGCCGTATCTGCGCCTCCCTGTAGATTTGCATCAATTATCCATGCACCACTAGACCGCTTTAGATAGGATATATCGGGAGCAAAAGAAGGAGACAGACTTGCTATCGTATCTCCTTCGTATTTTGTATGAAACACAATACCCATTGCTTTGCTGCTTATCTCTCGGGCAACAGGAGAATCAGCAGCAACAGCGTATGTAAGAGTATTAGGTCTAAATGTAAGGTATTTTTTTCCGTTGATTGTTTCGGTCTTTAGATCATCTTTGGTGAATAGCATATCGCCCTGCATTATTCCACGAATGCCAACACCTTTCAGGTGCTTTAGGGCGGCTTTGAGTTTTTCGTTCAGACCAGGAACAGGATGATTTGCATCTATGTCTTTAGGGGTGTAGTTGATTTTAGGAGTCTTGTTGAAAAGCGATTTGGTTGCAACAAAAAACTTTCCATTTTCAGGATTTATTCCTGCAATAACGGCAGGAGCACCGTCGAATTTTGTTGTAACGCAGAAAGAAGCCTGTGCATCATCAGCCAATTCTAGTACTTTTTGTAGGTACTCTACGGCTGTTGAAATTCCTTTAGATCCCTGTAGGAGTACTGCATCCTCTATATGGGTGAGGTGCGTGACACCACCTGTTGCCTTGTCTTCGGCTTCTGTGATGATGTCTATTTCTTGGAATTTTGCAAATTTCAGCATACGGTTCTCCTTGTATGCTGTTATTTAGGAGAAATGCA